AGTAAGACTGCTAAACGACGATGAAATTTTAGCAACCATCGAAAACCCTGAAGATATATTTCATCAATATTAAAACATAGAAGGAGTAAACTATGCCAGAAGAAGAAAAGAAAAACGAACCAATGGTTGACATAGATACTTCCGGACCGGAAGTAGAAGTTAATCTTGAGCAAGAAACAAAACAAGAAGAGCCAAAGGAAACAGTACAAGTCGAAGAAACTAAAGAAGAAATAAAAGTTGAAGAAACAAAAGAGCCAGAAGTAAAAGAAGAAACAGAAGACAAGAAAAAAGAATTAGAAGAGTATAGTGATGGAGTGCAAAAAAGAATTGCTAAGTTAACTAAAAAATGGCGTGAAGCAGAACGTCAAAAAGAAGCTGCTTTAGAATACGCTAAAGGAGTTAAAGCTGAACAAGAAAGTTTGCAGTCTAAATTAAAAACTATAGAACCTAACTATGTAAGTGCAATGGAAGGCAGAGTAACATCTGGTTTACAAGCTGCTCAAGCTGCGTTAGCAAAAGCAAGAGAAGCTGGCGACATTAATGCTGAAGTTGAAGCACAAAAAATGATCGCAAGATTAGGTGTAGAAGAGGCAAGAGTTGCTAATCTAAAGAAAAAAGCTGAAACAGAGGCTAAACAACCTGTTAGGACTCCAACTTTAGATCAAGCAATAGCACCTCAAACTGCAGAACCAGATCCAAAAGCTGAAGCATGGGCAGAGAAAAACCCGTGGTTTGGATCAGATAATGCAATGACTTACACTGCATTTGACTTACATAAAAAACTAACCGAAGAAGAAGGGTTTGATGCGCAATCTGATGAGTATTACAAAGAGATTGATAAACGTATGAGACTTGACTTTCCGCATAAATTTGATACTACTGAACCAACGGCATCGACAAAGCCCACACAAACAGTAGCTTCAGCAAAGCGAAGTGTAAATAACAAGTCGCAGAAAACCGTGAGACTCACGCCGTCTCAAGTAACAATTGCTAAAAAATTAGGTGTGCCACTAGAACTTTATGCGAAACAATTAAATATCACGAAGGAGAGATAAGCATATGACAGATAAAAAAATAGACTCCCGTGCGAGCCAAACCAAAGTTAAACCACAGAAAAAAGTTTGGACTCCACCATCATCTTTAGATGCTCCACCCGCACCAGATGGTTTTAAACACAGGTGGATAAGAGCTGAATCGATGGGTTTTGATGATACATCAAACATGTCGGCTAAGTTAAGATCAGGATACGAATTAGTAAGAGCTGATGAATATTCTGATATAGATTATCCAACTATTGTTGACGGGAAATACAAAGGGGTTATCGGAGTTGGCGGCCTTTTGCTGGCAAGGATACCGGACGAAATTGTTGAATCGCGCAAAGAATATTTTGCACAACAAACTCAAGATCGAAACGACGCGATAGATAACGATTTAATGAAGGAACAGCATCCAAGTATGCCGATCAATAATGATCGACAGACTCGTGTAACCTTCGGTGGTACAAAGAAAAGTTAATTTTTTAACAATTCTTACCAACGAATAAATTAAATCGTACTGGAGGCCCTTCGGGGTAGGTACATAAGGAGATAAAATATGGCTAATCAAGACGCGGCGTTCGGTTTTAAACCTACAAGACATCTTACAGGTGGACAAATCAGAACGGAAGAATACGCTATAGCAGCAAACCACGGAACATCGATTTTCAATGGTCAAGTGGTTGAAGCAGTAGCAGCGGGCGGTATTGAACAAGCGGCAGCTGGAGACACTCAACAATTAGGTGTGTTCGGTGGTTGCTTCTTTACTGATCCGTCAACAAGCAAACCAACATTCAAAGCTTTTTATCCTGCAAGCACAAACGCTTCGGATATTGTAGCTACGGTGTTTGCGGATCCATTTATCGTGTTTGAAGTACAACATGATTCAGACGGTGGAACAGCTGGTACATCAGCTATGAATAATTCTGCATTTGATTTTGTCGGAACTAGTGGCAGCACTATTTCTGGTCAATCAACTTCAGAGTTAGACACATCAACTTCTGGAACATCTGGTGGTTTTAAACAAATCGGTATATCAAAAGATCCGGAAAATAGTGACGAGTCATCAGCTAATGCGAATGCATACGTTGTATTCAATACTGGTGAACATGTCTTTAAATTAACAACAGGCGTATAATTTTAGAATAGGAGATAAATTATGGCAATATCACGATCACAACTCGTAAAAGAGTTAGAGCCAGGATTGAATGCACTATTCGGCCTGGAATACCAAAACTATGCAGATGAGCACACTCAAATTTTCGATATTGAAAATTCTGACAGAGCTTTTGAAGAAGAAGTGATGTTATCTGGTTTCGCTAATGCTTCAGTTAAACCTGAAGGATCAAGTGTAAACTTTGATACAGCACAAGAAACTTTCACTGCTAGATACACACATGAAACGCTTGCTTTAGCGTTTTCAATCACTGAAGAAGCGATTGAAGATAACTTGTATGACAGACTTGCGTCTAGATATACAAAAGCGTTAGCTAGATCTATGGCTAACTCAAAACAAGTTAAAGCAGCAAACGTGTTAAACAATGCGTTTAGCTCGTCTTTCACAGGTGGTGATGGTAAGGAGCTTTGTGCTACTGACCACCCAATCGTTGCTGGAACATTCAGAAATGAATTGTCAACTGCAGCTGACTTAAACGAAACATCGTTAGAGCAGTCGTTAATTGACATTGCAGCACTTACTGATGAAAGAGGTCTAAAAATTGCAGCAAAAGGAGTTAAAATGATAATTCCTTCAGCGCTTCAATTTACTGCTGAAAGACTTATGAAGACAGCAGGAAGAACTGGAACTGCAGATAATGATATCAATGCAATTGGTAGCATGGGAATGATTCCACAGGGTTATACTGTGAACCATTACTTAACTGATACTGATGCGTTTTTCATTAAGACTGATGTTCCTAACGGATTAAAAATGTTCGTTAGAGCACCAATCAAAACTGCAATGGAAGGTGACTTCGAAACTGGAAACGTAAGATACAAAGCTAGAGAGAGATATTCTTTTGGATTCTCAGACCCTAGAGGTATCTTCGGATCACCAGGCGCAGCGTAATCTAAATAATTTTGTGGCCGGACATAGTTCGGCCACATTGCAAACAGAAAGTAGAATAATGAAAAAATTCCTAGTAAATATTTGGGCTTATGACTATCACACAAAATTTGAGGTTTTGTCTGAAGATAATCCAGATTCTCTTGAAAAATCAGTCCTTGACAAATTGGGAGAAAAGAGTATTAATTGGGAAAAAACGGGAATGTTTGGCCCGTTAAATAGAATAACCTATGAGGAGGTTATCCATGATACAAGACCTATACAAAACAAAAAGGTCCTTGGAGTTGAAGTGGGAACAGGAGCATCTGTCTAATGGTAGATATACTCTTGAAATGGTCAGAATTGATGACAAAGTTAAAGAAGTCATTACGAAGATCAAGCTGGAAGAAGCAGCTATTGCCCATAGACAAAATGTTGTCGAAGGTGCAGCTCCGCAAGTTTCTGTAGCTACTTAATAAAAAGCTACATCGTTGGAAAATATCATCCGCACTACACACTCTCTTGCACTCTACTAAAAACTGTTGTACAAAAGTCACACTATACAAATTAAAATAAATTAAATGTAGACGTGTATAGTCGACATCCCTAGGGACTACATTTAAAATATCTAGGAGGATATTAATATGGCTAATACAACTTTTAATGGTCCGGTTAGAGCAGAACAAGGTTTTAAACAAATCTCTAAAAATGCAACAACTGGTGCTATTACAGACAATACAACAATAGACTCTAGCGGTAATCTCTCTGTTGGTGGAACTACTACTTTAACAGGAAATTTTATTGCTAATTCTACATCAAACGCTTTAGGAACTAAAAAAATTGCAATGTTTGGAGCGTCACTTGCAGCTACAAATGGTGGTACTACTCAGTATGCAGATAATGATATATTAGTAGAAATAGGAGATTTAGATGCAACATTACCAACTACTTTTGCTAACAGTACAGCACCAACACATTTCTTAATTGAAAAAGTGTTGATTAAAACTCAAGTAGCATCAGGTGGTACTCATGTTGGAAACATTCAAGCTTCAGCAACTTCAGGAACTGCAACTAACTCAGCTGTTTCATCAGGAACAGAAATAGTTGGTGCAGGTGCAACAGCAATTGATACATTTATTTCAGCAGCGCCAAGTGTTACTGAAATTGATATTAATTTAAATAACAGTGCAGGTGCAATTCACGTGTTCACACCGAACATAACTTTACCTGTTGCAACTAAAAGTTTATATCTTTGTACTACTACAACTATTAATAATAATTCTTTCCAAGCTGGAAGATATGCTATTACAGTTGAGTACTCATTAGTATAATAACAATTAATGTGGGGCTTCGGCCCCACAGTTTCTTAATTAAGGAGGGAAACAAATGGCAGATACAGTACAAGGACCAGATATCTTACAACAAAACGATAAGAGAGTGGTTATTAAAATAGTAAATCAATCAGACGGATCAGGCGGAACAACTGTTTTTGCAGATGTTTCTGAACTTGCAGCTAACGCAGCAGGTGAGTCTTGCACACATGTAACACTACAAAGAGTATGGTGGTCATGTTCAAATGGAAATGGTAATGATTCTTTTGCTCGTTTAGATTATGAAGATTCAGATGGAGATATTCCAATTATAACTTTAATAGACTCAGGATACTGGGACTTCAGAGAGTTTGGTGGAGTGCCAGCTAATACATCTTCAAATAGTAATCAATACGACGTAAACTTTGTTGTACCGGGTGCGGCTGATGATGGAAATACTTATACGGTTGTAGCAGAATTTATAAAAAATTATTAGGAGTAACGAATGGCCAATACAACTTCAGGCACAGTTACTTTCGACAAAACTTTTGCTGTTGATGATTTAATAGCAGAAGCATATGAACGTATAGGTTCGCAAGTAACGTCTGGATATCAATTAAAATCTGCAAGAAGATCATTAAATATTTTATTTCAAGAATGGGGTAATAGAGGTT